CTTGTCTGTCAGGCCGGCCGCATCCATGGCCGCCTCAACCGCCGCCCCGACCAGCTCGTCACCCTGAGCCGTGGTCATCTTCTGGCTCGTCATATCAGGCGTGGCGCGGTCGATCACCCCAGGGAGCATGGGGGCGTACTCGGCCATGACGAGCTTGACCTCGTTCTCGATGGCCGCCGTGACCATGTAGTGGACGTTGCGCTGGATCGTCTCGAGGGGGGAGGCGATTACCGTGGCCTGGTCGAAGCCGACCGCGTGCTTGAGGCCGGGAGCGGCCTTTACGCCAGACCTCCCGCTGCGGGGGCGACCGTCTGGGCCGACCAACGCCAGTTGGTGCAGAGGCACCCACCTCTTGTACATGTCGGTGACCAGGTCGAACAAGGTCGGCGACACGGTCCCCATGTCCCGGCACCACTGCAGGAACGCCGTGTTGAACGACGCCACCTCGATTGCCGCAGCAAGGTAGGCCGGCCCGTCTGAGCCGCCCAGGATCTCCTGTGCGGCACGCTGGTACTCGGCCAACTTATCAGGCGAGACGAGCGTAGTCTTGCCGTCTGAGCGCAGCCTGGTGTTCCCCTGCGCGTCGGTGTCGTAGTCCTCGAGCTGGCCGGCAACCAGGACGATGTCCAGCAGGCGCTGCTTGGCCTCGGTGTCGATGCCGTGCTTTGCCAGGACTTCGTCCAGCCCGATGTGGACGATCTCGTCTGTATTCGTGGCCGACGGTACGCCGTGCCGGACGATGGCTGCGGCCAGCGACGGTGCCGCTGCAGCCATCCGCTGCATGATGTAGACGTTCTTGCCGGCGCGCTTCAGCAGCCCCCGAGCCCTCTCGCGCTGGGCCGGAGCCGCGGCATCGATGGCGTCGACCATGCGCCAGTCCAGGGCGCCGATCTCGTCGAACAGGGCGGCCCTGACTTCGTGCCAGCGGTCGCCCCAGCTCTTCTTTGCTTCGGCCTTGAGACTCTCGCGGAGGTCGTCCTCGCGCTGCATGATCGCGGTGCTGGCGGGGCCGGGTCCGGTCGGCGCCCGCGACATGCGCGGGACGCCGGCGTCGGCGGCAGGGGCTACTTCTTGGGAGGCTGCGGCGCGGGGGGCGGCGGGCTTGTCCCATCCGAACTTTTTGACGAACCGCTGCTGGACGGCCTCGATGCGATTCCGAAGACCCGCAACCCCCCGGAGAACACCGGGTGATCCGGCGGCAGCGATCCGAGATGCGTAAATTTCGCCACGGTTCTCTCCTTCCCAGTTGCCCTCAAGCAGGTTGCCATCGGTCCTGAACGTACCGCCCGTGACCTTCCCGCCGATGTAATTATCGTCCATCTTGGTGATGGACTCAACCACTTTCTTCATCCGGGCGTGGAATCCGTCTTTGCCTTTGTTGGGGATCCCTTCAAAGTTCAGGATGATGGCCCCGTTCGCGGTATACACCGGCGCCAACTTGTGGGTTCCGAACTCCTTGATGATCGCAGCGTACAGGGTCTGAAGCTCGACCTCTGTCATCGACCGCTGGCCGAAGATCTGGAAGGCATTCTGCCGCTCGAGCGCATCGTCGTGGATGGGAATGAACCAGGCGACAGCGTCCTGCTGGAAGACCAACCCGATGATGTCGCACAGCAGATCCATCTTCGCGCGCGCTCCAGGTGTGACCTCCCGGTCCTTCGGGGCGCCCTTGATCGGCACCGGCGAGAACAACTGCGCGCCGGCTCCGGTCAGCCCCTCCCAGGCAGAGATCCCGAACAGGGTCATCGGGTCGTTGATACCAACCAGCTTCGCTAGCTGGTTGATGCCCCCGCGCATAACGACCGATCTCCAGATCTCCTCCATGTACAGACGCTTCTGCTCGGTGGTCGCTCCATGGATGCCTGGGATGTCGCGGCTGTTCTTGCTCGGGGTGACCTCCATGGCAAGCTGCGCCGTGCGGCGCCCGAGTGCATCTGCGAAGTCGAGCCCCTTCGCGGCGATCTCGGCCGGGGAGATGCTCAGGTCCATGCCCAACTTGCGCGCCAGCCGGAAGTGTTCGTAGGGGTCGGCGATGATGTAGACCGGTTTCTTCTTGCCCTTCTTCGGGGCAGAATCCTCGCCAGCGTCATCGTCCTCGGTCAGGTCTTCTTCTTTCGGGATCCCCATAAAGCCGATCCCGCGCTCAAGCTCTTCGGCCTTGCGCTCTTTCTTTGTGGACTCGACGCGCGTCTTGATCGCCGTCCAGATCGCCGCCTGAACCTGGTGCGGCTTCCATGGTGCCTCGCCCGGCTCCAGTTGGGAGTTCAGCTTGTTGGTCAGCTCGATGATCTCGCGCTGGGCGAAGCCGTACTTCGACCCCTGGTCGAGGATCTTCGAACCGAAGTCGAACGCGATGGCCATCCACATGTCCATCGTCGCGTGCTGTTCCATGTTCGGGTAGCGCCGGTCAAAGTCGGCCAACTGCTCGGGCGTCATCTTCAGCTTGATCTCTTCCATCAGATCAACGAAGAAGTTGTTGGTCTTGATGCCGCCCCAGTCCTTGCCCTTCTTCAGCCACAGGTTGGCCTTGATCGTCTGGGCCTTCGGGAACCGGCCGCTCTTGATCGGCAGGCCGGCACGCCACTGGAACCACGCCTCGAGCGCAAACCCGAGGTTCGTGTTAACCTCTGTGCCCTGGGAGTAGATTGCCAGCAGGCCGACGAACTTCTCGGCCAGGGCGACATCGCCGCCGCAGAACTCCAGCACGGCGCGTCCAGACTTCTCGTACCAGAATCTGCCGGACACGCCCTCGCGGGCCAGGGCCAGCAGTTCTGGCCGCAGTTGCGTCACCAGGTTCTCGGCCGTGATCCAGTCCGGCGCTCCACTGATGCCACCGTTGGCCGCGACCTTGTGCGTCTTGGAGACCGCCGCGATCTCGGCGCGCGCGTTCACCGGCGGCGCCCGCCGGATGGCCCGCGACCTACGGTCGGAGAGGCTGACCAGCGCCTCGGCCATGGCGGTCTCGACCTTCTCGACGTTGTCCAGCATGCTGCGGATCTCGCGGGAAGGCTCCTGACCCTTCAGCCAGGCCTTCAGTTCGCGCAGCAGTTCGCCCATCACCTCGACCAGCCGCTTGAATGCCGGCCGGTCGGTGCTGGACAGCCTATCCCAGAAGGCCTTGTCGCCGGCCACCTCGAGGAACAGGTCGCCGACGAACTCCTCGACCAGGGCATCGTTGTCGTTGGCCACCTCGAGGTACTTCTTCGCCAGCTTCTTGTCGCCGGCCGCCAGAGCTTCGGCTGCCAGTTGGTTGTACGACTCCCGGTGCTTGGCCAGGATCGCCTGCATGCCGGCGTGATCCTTCACCTGCGCCTTGATCGTGGCCAGCACCTGATCGTACAGGTCCGCGTGCTTCGACCGCATGTGGTGGATGGCTTCGTGCGCCACCACCGCCATCAGGTTCTCGTCCGATGACAGGTTGATCACGACAGTGTTCTTGCCGTAACCCTTCACATCGCCGAGATAGAGGCCGTCGAATCCCGCGCTGTTGACGAACTGAACGTCCAGCCCCAGGGTCTCGCCGAAGGCCTGCGCCAGCTTGCCGGCCTTGCTCTTGGGTGCCTGGATCAGGTTCATCCCGTCGAACGTCTGGCCGGGCATCCCCTTCGCCGACGCGCGCGCGGTGGCCCGCTTGAACAGAGGCAGTCCCTCGCGCCGGACGGCGTCGATCAGGGACTGGGTGAAGTACATGATGTGGGCGGGGAACTCGCGTTTGATGCCACGCGACTGGCCATCGGCGGGCAGCAACCCGCGCTCGACGGCAGCAGCCTCTCCGTCTTTCATCGCCAATTGGTGGTCACTAGGGTCGTACTCGCCGAGCTTCTCCCAGTTGTCCGCCTTCGGGTCGCTGATGGACAACTTCCAGGTGTCATCCTCTCCGTACTCGCGGCTGACGGTCAGCAGCAGATGGCCGTTGGCCCCGACCAGCGAGTAGCCTTCGCCCTCTTCATATTGTCCGACATCGTGGATCCAGCCGGCCTCGGCGTATACGTCGCCCATCTCTGTCTTGGCCCCGTGCGGCCGGCCGATCTTGTCCAGCTCTCCGCGCACGACCTTGTCGTAGTGTTGCTGGAAGCCGCCGGCGCCAAAGGTGATCATGTCGCCCTCGACAGATCCGCTCCGTTCGTCGGCCATCTTCTGCGCGAGTTCCTTGCCGAACACATCCTCGAGCCTATGGCCACCTTCGTTGCTAATGTAAGTGCCGTTTGCCCCAGCCACATCATTGGCGAACATGATGGGGCCAGGGTTCCCGACCGCTCCAGAGTACGGGGCTACGGCAACGTAAAGGTTTTCGATCATCCCCCCGCTGTCAGTGTCGCGATACCATGAGATCTTTTTCGCCGCTCCTCGCAGGATGTTGGAGTTCCGCGAGGCCTGCTCGGCGCCGGTCGTCAGTGCTACCCCGTCTTGCCCGGCGCGCACGGCCTCGATCACGCCGCGCTTCGCGCCGCGGGCCTTCCAGTTGTCTTTGTGGATTGTGTGCGGGACCGGGGGGACACCGTGACTGCTGATAACGCGGGTGTCGTCTTGGTTGGCCTGGTGGGCCCAATAACTGAGTTGCGCTATATCTCGGGCTGCACTCGCCTCTTTCTCCGGGACGCCGGGAGCTACGCCGATGTCGTTGATGCGGAAAACACCATCTGTCGCATCGGCGAATATCGCCATCAGCTCCTTCGGGAATGCTGCCCCATCTGGACGCCTTGCGATCAGCTCTCTTGTCTTGTCAGCTACGCCTTGGAACCGGATGGCCCTGATGATGAAACCCGTATTAAATCCACGCTGATCCAAGTACAAGGAGAAGGATGGCGAACTCAGTGCTGCATAAGCTAAATCGGTACGGTCCCGACCGCGCATGGAGGGGATAGCATTAATCAACTGCTCGTCAAGTTCACGAAATGACGAGTCGATAATGTTCCGCGCGTCCCAGATGAGATTCCCGAACGGGTATTCCCAGTCCTCAATCTCGGCTGACACCGCAGCGGCTTCAGCTTCCTCTGGGGTGACCTTTGCCGGCTTGTATCCGCGCCTCGTCTTGGTAGTTTGATCGACAATATCTGACGCCGCCTGGTGGATGTCGCTCTGGATCTCTTCGATTATCCTGAGACTGCGGCCGTCGAGGCCGGCGACATCCTTCGTGCGGGTGTGGGCGAGATCCATGTCTCCGAAGTGGGTGTCAAAAGGTTCGCCGCCGCGGTCTCGCATCTCGAGGTACACGCGGTAGTTGCTCCCGAGCCCGGTGTACTGTTCCCACTCCGGGTACTCGACCTCCTGCATGGCCCCGAGGGCCTCGAGCATCTGCTCTCCCCAGGTGAACGCTTCCTCCCTGGAGACCTTGCCCCGGCCGGCCGCAGCGATGTGCGCCAGCAGCGGATCCCAGACGTTCTCCACCTCTTCGGCCTTCACCTGGCGGGCCTTCAGTAGCTGCTTGAACTGCTCGGGCGCCATCAGGTCGGGCATCTCCTCGGAGACGACCTTCGCGCCGGACAGGTAGAAACCGGACTCGGGCTTGCCTGACGCCTCGCCGCTGGCCGCGTCCAGGGACAGCGCCTGCGGCCGGTCGATCCCGCGGCGCCAGTCGAACGGCTGGCCGGGTTCCGAGTCGGGGCGAACCTTCGGCGCCCGCGACATCCGCGGCACGCCCTCTCCCTGGGCCTCTGGCTGGGCCTGTGCTGGCGCGAACCCGAAGCCGGCGAGATCTGCAGGGGAGACGGTCAGGATCGATTCTGGGGGCAATGGGGCGACCTCTGGGGCCGCCGGGGCGGGTGCCTCCTGGGTGTCCCGAACCCACCCGTTGCCCAGGTCCACCGGGGCAGGGGTCGCAGTCTCGGAGGTGTCGGTCGTCCCGTGCTTGGTGGGGTCGTTGTCAACCCCCGCAGTCTGGGCGGCCTCCTGCTCGGCCGGCGTGCGGGCCAGCCGCGGGTTCATCGCCGGGTCGGCTTCCAGCTGCCGCAGGATCACGCTCTCCGGGGTGTCGTAGGGCGAGTACAGGGCCGGGCGGCTGCCCAGGGGCCCCTCCTCCAGGCCGGCGGCCAGCTGGTCGCCGACGTAGTTATGGTCGGCGTGGACGGCCGCCGGCACGGCCAGGGCGCTCATGCCGCCGCCCACGGCCGCGCCGATAGCACCGGCGTGCAGCAGCGGGGCCGCCTCGAGCTTGTCGCCCACGGCGGCCGTGGAGATCCCCTCCTGGGTGAACTCCTGGACCCCCTCCTTGCCTGCGTTCAGGCCTGCGTCCTTGGCGATCAGCAAGGCCTTCGCCTTAAACCCCTTCAGGACCGCCAGCTGCTTCACCAGGGGGGAGTCGGGCAGAAAGCGAAGGAGGGCCTTATCGGTCAGGTATGACACCGGCAGGTTGGCATAGAAGACCCACATCGACTTGTTGTGGGCGTCGGCCGCCGACATCTTGTAGCGGCCGATCAGCTCGGCCTCGACGTTGCCCTGTTCGGCCGCCGACTCGACCATCGCCGCAACCGCCGCGCTGGCGTTCGGGCCGCCGGCCAGCCCGGCGACAATCGCCGGCGGCAGGATCATCAGCATCGAGCCGAACGCGCCGACCGCCTCGTCGCCGAAGTTCTGGCCGTCCGGGACATTCCGGCGCAGCCACTCGCGGGTCCAGGCCACCTGCTCCTTCGCCTGCTTCTCGGCCTCCACCCGGTAGGTGTCATCCGGCAGCGCGTCGAACTGCGCCTGCTGGGGGGAGTACATCCCGGAGGTCACCCGGTTGAACGCGCCGTTGCCCGCGAGGCTCGGGTCGGGGGCGTTCGCCGCCTGGTATCCGGTCGCGTTCTGCGCGAGGCCCGCGGCCACGCCCATGGCCCCGACCTTGATGTCGGTGCCGATCCGCTCGAGCGGGTTCATGTCCTTGACATGCTTCGGCGCCTGCTCCGGGACGAACTTGGAACTGTCGAGGATGAACTCGGCGTCCGGGGTCGTCGGGCCGGCCGGCACGAACTTGGAGTCGTCGAGAAGGAACTCGGCGTCAGGGGTCACGGTCGAGGGCTGCCGCAGGATTCGCTTGACCTGGAGCATTACTTGCCACCGCCGTTCGCCAGTTTCGCCTTCAGGTTCTCCCATCCGGCCGGGGTCATGTCTTGCGTCGAACCGTCGCGGTACTGAACCCGGAGCGACGGCTGCCCGTTGGTGGTGCCCTGGGCGATGACTTTGGCGTATGGCGCCTCGGATGCGGCGCTGTTGGAGTCGGCCGCGGCAGCCTGGGTGGTCGCCGGTGGCGTCCCCAGCGGGGGGTTCCCCCACGAACGGGTGGGCGCCGTCGTCCCAGATTCGCCGGCCAGCTCGGGGCGGTTGGTGGGCTGCACTGCCCCGGTAATCGGGTTGAACGACGTCCGGTCGTCGACCTTCATCATCGTCCCGACGGCCTTCTGGATCTGCTTGTTGCCCACATACGCTGGGTTGGCGGCAATCGCGGCAATCGCCTGGTAGGCGTCCATCGGGGCGCCAGCCTCGTATGACTCCCGCAGCAGCCGGCCGGCCTCTTGACGCACGATGTTGAACGGCGCGATCTGCTCGATGTCCAGGCCGCCCGTGGGCTCTCCGCTGAAGGAGGCCACGAACCCGCCGCCCTTCTCCGACACCCGGTACGCCGATGCGGCCAGGTTGGTGACGACCGTCATCTCCCTGTTGACGTAGGTCTGGCGATCGCCCCACAGCTTCCGGGCCTCGTCGCGGCCGGCGCGGGCAGTGGTGGCCCTCTCTGCGAGACGGTCGTTGTAGACCTTCCCCCAGTTCCCCCCGACTCCGGCCGCCTTCAGGTTCGCAGTCAGCGCCTGCTGCGCCGCGGCCAACCCCTCGGGCGTCGACAGTTGGGCAACAGGAACCTCGTAGATGAACCGCTCCACTTCAGCCGCGACGTTCTGGTTCGCGCGGGCGGCCTCGGAGTCGAACATCTTCGTCGGCTCGGCGCGGTTGCCGAACCCGCCGGTGGCGGCCGTGGAGAAGATGCTCAACGGAGGGAACGACACCCCGAGCTGGGCGTACTGGCCCTGCAACGCGGCGTGGGTGGACTGCAGCCGCGCCTCGTCGCCGGGGAGCGCGGCCTGCCACTCGGCCGCGTAGTCGTCGACGTCCTCGTTCAGGGCTTTGTTCAGTTCCAACTGGTCGCTGAACATCCCACGGCCCTGGCCAAAGGCTGCATTCCGGGCGGATGCTTCAGCCGCAGCCTGGGCACGCTCGTTCGCCTGCCGCTGGCGCAGCATCGTGGCGCCCGTTTTCGCCCCGGACAGTAGCGCCGCGCCGTTGGGCGACATCATGCTCACGGGTTACCTCCCCATCCACCCCACCGTCGGCTCACGTCATATGCTGTAGGCTGCGGGGCAGGGGTGAATGCGCCGGCACCGGCTGCGCCGGCTGCGATGTTTGGGTTGGTAGCCTCACCACCACCGCCTCCGGTCAGCCAGTTGTTGGCCTTTTGCACCCACGGGGATCCGCTCATGATGCCCATGCCTGCGAGGCCCATCCCGGTGGCCATGCTGCCGGTCGGCGATTCGGTCCACTGCGTGCCCTGTCCCTGACGGTTTTGCCACAGGGAATTGATCTGGCTCTGCGACGAGCTGACGTTCGCCCGGCGATTCTGGTCGTAGTTCATGTAGTCGTTCTGGGCCATGTTGCGCGACTGGGCTGCGGCGTTGCCGAGATTGGCCGACGCCCCGCGGGCCGTGGCCTGGTCTCCGTAGATCGCCTGCGTCGAGCCGGACATGCCGCTCCGAGCGTTGTTCACCGAGTTCTGCCCCATGGCGTTTTGGAAGCCCTGGGTGATCTGCTGCGACATCGGGTTGAAGTAGTCCGCCGTCGCCCGTGAGATGAACCCATTCTGCTGGTCGGCGGTCATCGCCTTGTTGGCGTTCATCTCCCCGTAGAGGGCGGTCATCCGCGCCTCCTCCTCGGGCGTCCACGCTCGCATACTCTGCCCGGACGTCGTGCGGCTGGGCTTCCCGTCACCCATCCCGCCCAGGAACCCAGCCGCGGCACCCAGCCAGCCACCGGACGCGAACCCACCGAGGCCTCCAGCCAATCCGCCTAAGAAACCCATGCTAGTCTCCCTTCAGAAAACCCAGGATCACCAGATCCTCTGGCTCGTTGTTGTCGAGGTGGACGGCCGAGCGCATGGCGCCCTCTCGCACAAATCCGCATGCCTCGAGGCCGCGAACCGCACGCGCCCTGCTGGCCGGCACCCATGCATTCAGCCGGCGCAATTCGTAGGAGCCCATCACGCTGTCGATGATTTGGCGCATGGCCGCCGCGAGGGGCTCTTTGTAGATGCCCCTGAATAGCTTGCTCACTGGGATCAGGTCCACGTCAGCCGTCCATCCGCGCACGATACGCGAGACGACAACCGTTGCTGCCTGCTCTTCACCTGCCCACATCGTGTACAGCTCGGCATCGCGTGCAGTCTCTGTCAGGGACGCCACAGTCGCTGACGCGGAAGCGTGCAACAGCCGGTGCCGCTTCGAGACGTCGTACAGCAACTCCGCGTTCGCGAACTCGCGCGGGATTGCCTTCACGGCCCAACAGGTGAAGTCGCTCACTGCGTCCCCTTCGCGTCGATGACGGGCCTCCAGCCGGCCAGGTGCAGCCTGAACGTCGGCTCCGCAGAATACTTCACGCGGAAGATAAACCCCGTGCCGACAGCCTCGATGCGCGCGATCATCTTTGTTGTCGAATTCCAGAATGCGATCCCGTCAGGGGCGCTGGCCGGGTCGGCCGCCCAGGCGTTGTAGATGGCGGTGTCGGACCAGGTGCCGAAATCCCAGCCTCCTCCAGCCTCGGCTCCGATCACTCGCACAACGTCGCCTGCATCGTTGTATAGCGCGGAGTAATCCCAGGCGATACTGGTGGTCATTGAGATCCCACCGCCGGTCCCGAACATCACGTCAACACCAGTTACCCGCTTGCGGGTGCCTGCGTCTTCGACACCCAGCCACGCCGTGGAATACGAAGACGCATATCCAGAACCGAGGTCAGTCGTCCCTTGGCCTAGATACCCGATGGTCCCATCTGCATACGCCCCGTACATCACCAGTCCAGATGACGTGATCCCATCGGCGGCCACCGAACAGGTCAGCCTGCAGAATTTACCGTCGTACAGTGACCACCGGCGGGGGCTGTCGTAGTAGTACACGACTGCTTGCGACGTCCCGTCTGTGTCGCGCTTGATGAACCAGATGATGCGAAAATGCGCTCGGTCGTGCAGCGCGTGGATGGCCTCGGCCTCCGAGCTGATCAGCGCGTTGACCACCGCCTTGACTGCCGTGCCGATATTCGAATACCCGAGGTCGCCGAACTCCTGCACCCCGAACAGCGATACCGGACCCTGGTCGCTCCACCAGAGGAGATCGCCGCCGGCGCGCACCACCGAGCGGTACGACGTGCAGCCCACCGGGTAGATGTTCTCCAGGTGCATGTCCACGCCAGGGAACCCTGAGTAGACCAGCGTCGATGTCCTCTTGAAGACCACGATGCGGTTCATGTGTTGGACCACGCCGACAACCCAGTCGGCGTCGTCAGAGATGGCGTAGAAATATCCACCATCTACGGACGCCGCCGAGTCGCTATCGACGCCAGACATGATCTTTTGCCCAAAATGCCACGGGATTTGGAGAGCCGAGTAGTCTACTCGGTTCCTGTCAGCGGCAAAACCCCAGGCGAACATCTGCTCGACCGTGCCCCGTCCGACCATGCACATCCCGCGCGGGGGGTCGGTTGACCAGTTGCGCCACTCGCTGGCGTGCGTTGTCGCCCCGTTCGGGTAGCCGGCGCGGCGGGCAGCAGCGGTCGCAGAGTAGACGGCCGCCGGCAGGTGCTGGCCGCCTGAACCCCAATCGACCCAGGGGACCGTTGCCCCGGTCGCTGCGTATAGGCTCAGGCCTCGCTTGTCTGGATGTGCGTCTGCACTCGGGTATGTCGTGTCCGATCCGAACGACGCCTTCGCGAAGCATGCCGCCGTGGCCGCCGTACCCCAAGTCGCTGCAGTCGCCCAGGTGTTCGGCGCAGACTCTGCTGCCCGCCACAGCTTCGAGCCCTTCAATGCGTACATGTAACGGCCGCCGGCCGCCTGGTTCCACGCCATGCCCAGCACCGCCGTCCCGGCCGCGGCGTCAGGGGATGTCCCGAGGGCCGTCATGCCCGCGCGGGTTGCGGCCTCGCCGACCGGGTGCAGGTCCATATTGACCAGTTCGCTGGCCGAACTCTGGTCGATTGCCAGGTCGCCCGAGTGCTGATCGATGCCGCCGAATCTGCGAAACATCGCTACCCCACCTTGAACCGCAGCGTGCGCCGCGGGACCAGTGTCTTGCGCTGGAGCTGCTTGTTGATCATCCGCTCGGCACGGTTCTCGTCAGTCTTTGTATCCGGGTAGTCCATCGCGCTCTTCAGGTAGGCGAGCGCCAGGTAGGTGCATCCAGGCCACAGGTTCGGCGGGAGCGGGAGTGTGTCGTCGTCGGCCTCCAGTTCCGCTGGGTGACAGTAGTACGGTATCGCAACTGCCAGGCACTCGGCCACGAACGCGGCGTTGGGAGGCGGCCAGATAATCAGGGTTGAGTTCCACTCGGTGAACGATGTCGGTGTTGAGGCCTTCTCAACGCCATAGCTTCCCGACGCGCCGACCAGCCCTAGATTTCCAGGAGGGTTCGGCCCGAAGACCACCCAGTCGGGGTTCGCCGCGACCAGGTCCAGGTACGGGACGTACCTGAGAGCCGCCGTGCCGCCAGGGACGCTGATCTCTGACAGTTGGAACTCCCCGAAGTCGGACGGCAGTGCATACGCCGGCGTGCCCGCCTGCAGGGTGACGGCTGCAAACCGAAGCCGGAACGGCCACTTTGCCCGTCCGTAGATGTCGGCCACCGCATCGTTCACGCAGTCTACCGCCAGCCGCACCTTTTGGGAGGTGCTGGTGGCGGTAGCAGGGGCACTGTCGCCCAGAGATGAAACGATGCGCTGGACTGTTTTCTGCAGCGTTCTTGTGGCCATTAGTCCTCCTGGACTACCCCGACGGGATCATCGAATACTGCCAACGCGGCGTCGACCCGACTTCGGTCTCGGACATGGCCCGCGTCAGGGCCGCACCGGACATCCCATCGCGCACGATCTTCGACACGCGGGTGTCCTGAAGGCGCCACACCACGGGAGGCGGGACGTCGGCCCAGCGATCCGTCGCGACCATGATCGAGTTGCAATTCTCGTCCAAGAACGGCTGCCGCTCTGGCACCTCGGCCGTCTTGTGGATGAACACGCACGACCACGTCGGCCGGTAGCGCCCCTCCGGGTCCAGGCACAGGTGGCCATGTTCGCCGGCGGGCGGGTTCACGAAGCCCGGAGGCAACGGGAGGCCGGCAATCGGCGCCCGCGCGGGGGCGGTGCCCTCGTTCAACGGTTCAGCCGCACTGGATCTGGCCTCTTCCGGCTTGCTCGTCTCGGCCAACTTCCCGGTCTGCTTGCTCATTGTCATTTCTTTCTCCTCCGTTTTACGCCCGGCGGCGGCTTGTGAAATTCGTCAATTCCTGAAGGCGACGAAATAAATTCGGGCGTAGTCGGATATGGCTACGGTGTCGCGCATCCAGAACCCAGACCCTCCGTCGTCTCCGTTCCCGAAGTCGAAGCCCCAAGATCCGATGTTCGCGGCAAGAGCGGTTCCCGCGTTAGTCAACGAGAGGACGGGTGGTATATATTCGATGGGAATGACTCCGTCGAGAACCTGGGGCTCACGCAAAATCGCAACCGATCCCCGGTAGATCGTCCTCTCGCGGGTTACAGCGGAGTCCGACGAGGTGGAAGTCGCATAGTACATGTCGACGCGCGTTGGGGTGAACCCGCACTCGATGCGGAAGTAGGGAGTGTTGGGGAAGGTCGGGGGCACCACATACCCCGAGACAAGCGGTTCTCCGGCGTGCGGGGCGACGAGCCACGTCGGGGTGACGGTTATGACAGCCACTGCATTCTCCTTTGCCGGCGGGGGAGAGAGCCTCCCCCGCCTGGGTCACTGACTCGGGCCTACAGCAGCGAAGCGCAGTCCACCCGAACCAGATGATCGTCGTTCAGCAGGGCGACCGCGGTAGCGGCCTTCCAGCCGACGGTGTTGATCTGGTTCAGCGGATCGTGAGCGCCTGACGTCCCTGCGCGGTGGATGATGGACTGACTGGTCAGACTGTCGAGCGGGACGATCCCGTAGGAGTCCTTGCCGAAGATGTGGCAACTGTACACGTCGCACACCGTGGCGGCCGACTCGCGCCGCTCGTTTGTACTGTCGGCGGCACCCACGCCAGTCGTGATCTTGACCTGCGTGGTGGCAACGAACCGCACGCAGCGGTACTTCCCTACCTCGCCGGGCAACGTCTGCGTGTGGCCGGCGTACCGCTCGACCGGGGTGAACTCCGCGCCCAGGGTCAGGTTGCTGTACGTCGGGGAGTACAGGTCGGCGATCTGGTCGGGGTGGATCGTCATCCAGTACGACGCGGCCACCGGGAAGGTGCTGTCCTTCGAGGCGGCGTTGATCATCGTCGTGAATTCCTTGGCCTTGTTGCGCTGCAGGATGTTGATCGCCTTGTCAAGGATCTGCTTGTTGATGACACCCTTGACCGTGCCGATGGCGCCAGTGCCCCAGGTTCCGACCGCGGACGTTTTGGCGCCGTCGGTGACGCAACGAAGCACGTTGGAACAGGCGAGCAGCTTCTCGCGGTAGATGAGGTCCAGCGACTCGCCCATGTTCTCGCCGAGGACGTTGGTCGCCTCGAGGATCGTGTCGTCCAGACCAACGGCCTGCAGCAGGTCGCTGACTTCCGTGAAGTTGCCGTACTGCAGGATGTCGGCCACCACCTCGGTCTTGGTCAGCGGCACGGCATTGGGAATGGTTTGCTCGGTCAGAGCCGCATTGATCGCGGTCATCGACAGATAGCGCCGGAACACCATCTGCTTGCCGCCGCGCGCCTTCATCGGGCGGCGCTGGGCGAACTTGTCGTAGACCAGGTTCGGGAGCGCGCGCTCGAGCAGGTTCCTGTCGTAGGTCGCCTGTGTTACCTTCTTGATGATCGCGGCGGTGTCTTCTTGGGCTACAAACCCGTTTACACCGTCGTAGAGCGTTCCAGCCATTTCGTTCTCCTTATCTGATCAGCTTGCCTGAACCGGCCGGGCGGCGCTGGTTTTCTTGCACGCTCGCCAGGTAGGCTTCAAACTGAGCTGACGTCATTCGTTCGATGTCCTGGTCGTTCGGCTGGCGACTACCGCCAGTTCTCGTACCGGGACCGGCTTCGGTGTGTGCCCGCCGCTTGAGAGCGTCGGCCGCAGTCTTGGAAGGCCGCGGCGTGCGAGCATCGATCTTCTGTCTGAGCGCAATAGCGCCGCCCATGGTGTCGAACTCGGCCTGGAGGTGGCCGGGCAGCGCCTGGAACTCCTCCTGGATCTTGTCCCACATCTTCGAGATACCGGGCGACAGCTCCTCGACCCGCGACATCTTGTCGGCCATTTCCTGGCGAGCCATCATCGCCTCGACGCCCTTGAGGCGGCGGTCGAGGAGTGGGTTGACTTGCCGTGCCACATCCGGGTCTACTTCGACTTCCTCTTCCTGCGGCGCCGCCGGCCGGTTGGACAGCAGCGCCCGGAACAGTTCGTCGTTGCGCGCCTCGAGAGCCTTGACCTTCGCGTTGGCCTCTTCGTACCGTGAGTACGGCACGGAATTGTTGGCCTCTGCGGGCTCATCATCGCCGGCGTAATCGGCGTCCTGGCCCTGCTCTGGCGAATCGTCGGCCGGCACGTCTGTGTCAGGGGCAGAGCCCTGGCCGAGATTCGGCTGACCGAAAAAATCAGACAGACTTTCGTTTCCCATTTCGTCTCCTCGCGCTTAACGCCCGCCGGCTTCGTCGACCACTAATCCTGCCTTTTCAGGCACACATCCAACCACTGCAGGATCTCGCCGAAAGCGTCGGCCCGTCCTGCGTCGAAGGCCATCTCTCCGGCCCACGCATCAGAGCGCGGCCGGCGCGGCGTCAGGGACGTCCTACGCAACTCCTGGAGGCGGGCCGTTAGGAGGGCCAGCGCCGGGGAACCCTTGATCGCCTTGATCGCCAGGGACTCCTCCTGGCGCGAGAATTCCACCGCCACCGCCCATACCTCCTGGCGACATCGGCCCCATCTGCGGCATCGCAGGGAAGGTCTTGTCGCCATCTGAGAATCCCATCTCCTCGTACACCCGCTTCAGCAGGTACGAGAAGTCGATCCGGGCCGCCTGCGAGAGCATCGGGTTCCCCCCGACGACCTGCAGAAACGTCATCAGATCCTGCAGCCGCTTCTCGCGGAGCATCTGGTTGGCGCTGCCGGTGATCCTGTTTTTCCACCGGCGCTGGACCACATCCGGCCCGACGGTGTGCCACTCAGACATGCCCTCCTGGACGATTTTGACGACGATGTCTTCGTCCAGGTACTGCTGGTTGTGTTGCAGTTGCATGTCGAGGATAGGCATCAGCGCGTTGTCTTCGACGTACCGCGCCATGTCCTGCAGGGAGCCGCCCATGACCGATGTGTCGCGCGCCGTTCTCGTCGCGCTCGAGTCACCGCGGGTGTTTGCGCTCGCGTTCGGCGAGCGGAACATCTGCTGGACCATCGACGTGAGCAGGCCGATCTCAGTGAACGACAGCGACAGCCCCTGCAGATCCTTGTGCAGCGGCTGCAGGTTGTTGATGTCGCCAACGATGTGCTGGGCGCCCGGCCCAGATTCGGCGTTCTCCGGGTCGTACACGCCGTCGTCGTAGACCTTGGTCTCCGGGTTGATCGCGACCGCCGAGGCGTCGATGATCTGGTTGAGCCGCACGTTCGTCGCATCGACGAGGCCCAGGGCGTTCTCGACCAGCCCGCCGCCGTACACCTGGCCGGGCATGTCGATCAGCCGGGCGAGCTGCAGGTGGGGCTCCTGACGCCACAGGTGCGTCGGTTCGCACTTCAGCAGGGTGTTGTTGTTAGCCACCACTGCCGTCCAACTGCGGATGTACTGTCCGTTGCCGTCGGCTGCCCCCAGGTTCAGTTCCATGTCGCCGCATCCCTCGACAAGGCTCACCGACGACTTCGTCGGAAGCACCATGCCGAAGGCCAGCGCAAGCGCGGGGTTCCTGGAGAAGTGGTCGGCCTTGTGGCCCCCCGAGTTCTGGACGTCTTCCAGATTCTCGTACACCGTGTAGCCTGTTTCATCGACCTGTTGCAGATGCCTCAGATACGCAATCGACCGCCAGGTGTTGGCGGCTCGGAATGCGGTCAGGTCGTCGTTGGCACAGTCGTCCATCACGAAGTTGAACGGGTCGCCGATGACCAGCTTCGGGCCTTCGTAGATGAGCGACGAACTGCCGGTCGGCATCTCGCCCTCTGCCGGCCGTTGCGGAGCCGGCCCGTCGGACGGCACGCCCAGGGCTCGCGCCTCGAGCGTTTGCTGCGCGTATTGGTCGAGGGCCGTATTGTAGGCGGCCGTGATGTCCGCCTGCCTCTGCACCCATTTGGCCATCGCCGCAGAGTACGCCGGGTAATCGGCGGCACTGTCCTTCGACCAGTACATCGCCCACGGGCAGTTGCCGGTGATCACCAGCCAGGTCAGCATCCGGCGCATCTTCGAGCGGAACTGCATCTCCCCATGCTGGTAACGCAGCAGATGCTCGATCTTTGGAGCATCCAGGTCGTCGCTCATCACGAAACCGCCGCGGCGCCCAGGCTCAACCGAAAACCACTGGTCGTTCGGGAACAGCATGGTCATCATCTGGGCGACGATATTCTGCACCGCGTCCCAGGTCAGAGCGACGTACCGGGTACTGCGGTTGTCGGCCTTCGCGGCGGCGACCCACGTTGCGTTCGAGAACTTCGAGGCGTATGCCTCGACGCACAACATCCACCGCTCCTCGAGTTCGTGGCGGTTGTCCTTGAGCGTCTTGACCTTGTCGTTGACGTACTCGACGACCAGGTTCTCGTAGCCGCGTATCGCCGGATGGATCAACCCATGCCTCCGAACTGCGAGCCGTACCGCTGGCGGCGGGCGGCGTTGCGGGTGCGAAGACCGTTCACCCTGCGTCTGTCCTCGCGCGTCGGCACCCGACGTACCAGACCGCCCCGCAGCGCGTCGTAGGCGTGGTCCTCGGCCGAGGAGTCGACGTCCTCGCTGTTACTGGCGTCCAGCGGCAGCGATGGCAGCGTGCGGATCAGGTTGACGCAGCGGTCCATGATCTTCAGCCGGGACGACCCGTTGACGACCTTCAAGTAGTCGTGGACCGTCTGCTTCTGGATGACGCGGCTGCCCGGCCCCTTGTCCCACTTCTGCCACCCGAGGCTCGCTCCGCCCAGGTTGTGGAAGATCGAGTTGACGTCGTCGTGTGCGGCCCAGCACTGCGGGTCGAGATACCCGATGGGCACCCAGTGGTTGTTCGTCGCCTCGAACGTCTCGATCTTCTCGCGCACCTGCGCCGCGGCCTCTTTCGTCCCCATACCCTCGCGGGCGCCCTTGCTGTACATCTCGTTGAACACGACGATCTCGCCGTCGAAGTTCGAGTAGAACCACAGCACGCAGTAGGGCTTGTCGTAGCCCCAGTCGCAGGCCCGCCAGATCCTGACGTTCTCGGGAACCGGGGCAGAAGGGATGACGTGGACGTCGCGGTTGAACTCGCCGAACGCCATGCCCGCGAACACGTCCCAGGAGCCGTCGCGGAGCGCCGCGCGCATCACCGGGTCCGAGAGCTGGTTCAGCAGGTCGAAGTAGCCAGGGTCGTTCTTGGTGAGGATCTTGTTGTCGCGCAGCTTCGCCGGGATGAACACCCGCGTCCGCTTCACGGCGTTGCCTTCGATGTCGGTGCCCCAGGAGACGTTGCACTCGTTCGGCGGGACCGGGTCGATGAACCGTTTCTTGACCCACCCGTGGCCGGGGCCGCCTGGGTTCGATGTCGCCCGGAAGTACCGCGGGGCGCCCTGGGCCGACCGCGTCCTGGACAGCAGGTAGTCGTACTCGTAGTCGGTCGGCCACTGGGTCAGCTCGTCCCACCCGACCCAGTTGTACTGCTTCCCCTGGTACTGCAGCGTGTCCTTCTGGTCATCCAGGAAGCGCAGCCGCAACGTCGCCCCGTTGGGGAACGTCCAGGTCTTCTTGCCGATGGAGTAGCACTTGTCGCCGTAGACAGGGCTGAAAATCTCCAGCGACCTGGTCTCGATCTCCTCGAGCATGCCGTAGGTCCGCCGGAAGATCACCCCACGCCACGCGGATCCGTACTTCTCGATGCCGGCGGCGTAGTCCCCAATCAGGGCGTCTGTCTTGCCTCCACCGGCAGCGCCACCGTACAGCACCTCGAAGTACGGGCACGACAGCATGGCTGTCTGTGGGCCTGCCTGGGGCTTCCAGGCGATGGTCGCGGGGGCGCTCACCGGCGGCCTCCCGTGAACATGCCGCCGGTGCCCGACGGCTGGCCGCTGATAAATCCCCCGGCGAGGTTCCTGCGCTTTTGGGAGCGATCAGGCGCCCGCCGCGTGAGCTTTGGGTCGGCCTGCTTCGAGGGGGCCACGCCGGGGATGGCGGTGTGCCGGTAACGCCCGGCAAATCCGCTGAGTGTAGGCTGGATGGCGCCCCTGCCAGTGTAGGACGCGCCGCCAGCCCCTGGCCCTGGGGGGAGCAGGCCAGTGATATTCGCGGCGCCACCGGGCAGCGGCAGCACCTTGGGACGCTTCGAGGATAGGAGACCTGATCCGAGCATTGTCCCGGCCCGCTACGAGCGCACAGGGCGGGCCACTTCCGCATGCGCCGG